GCAAAATGGCTACCATTTATTGGATCAGATATGGTAACATTCTCAAGAACGGGAGCAAACATTGATTTATGCTCAAATGGAGATGAATGGGTGGAATCAATACTAGAATTAAGCCTTGACAAATCTCTAAGAGAATCCCTTGGAAAGGAATTGGGTGAGTATGTTAGAGATATGTATAAGATTGATAAAGAAAATCAAGCAAGACTAAGTATTTTATGAAATTAGGAGAGTATTCCGAGTCTTTATTCGCTACACATTGCATGGAGAGGGGATACATCGTTTCTAAGCCATTTTCACATTACACAAGGTATGATTTAATCATTGATGTAGATAATGTCTTACATCGTGTCCAAGTGAAGTCTACAGAGTATCTAAAAAAGAAAGACAATCAATGTCATGTTAAAATTGATTACACAAAAGATGAGGTGGATTGGTTTGCTATTTATTTTAAAATATTTAATTCGTGGTATGTGCTACCCATTGAGGCAGTTGAGGGTATTAATCATTTTTCAGTAAAAAAGGATTATAAATCAAAATATAATATTTTTAAAGATAATTTTGGATTTGTCAGACATGGTTTTTAGATTTGAGTATTATTAATACTTAAATACATTATATGGATACAGACCAAATATTAAAAGAATTGTTTGAATCGTTTAATCCAAAACCTAAGACTAAATGATTTGTGCAAATTGCAATAAAGACTTTGAGAAAAGCAAGGAAGAGGGAATAAATGGTAGAGCAAGGAAATATTGCTCTGTTAAGTGTAGAACCGATAACCAAAATCGCATTCATAAGCTTAGAAGGGTGGATAAGAGTAAATATCCGAGTTCTAGGCAAGTTGATAGCATTGTTAATAGTTACTCTAGAGACGTTATTACGGTTAATTATGATTGGGTGTTCTCCAATAATGTTTTAGATTGGTGTTCTTCTAGAGACTCAAGATTTAGAAACAATTATAAAATTAAAAAATCAAATGAAAGGAAACACGAAGTTCAAGAGTAATTTATGTAATATGTTATTTGCAGAAGCAAAAGCAAAAGAAAGTAAAGCGTTAATCACCTTACAATTAATGTGTGAACATCCCGCTGGTATTGGTGATCATTCTACTGATGATTTCTATAATAATGCAATAGATGCCATTAGAAACCTAGCTGATGCTAGTGATGAGTTAAAAACTATTGATAATTTTTTTCTTAAAAAGATTTATGATTAAGAATTATTTCTTGATAGATAAGAGAAGGTATGGCAAGAACTTAATCATGTTCTGTCGTACCATTAGAGGTGTGTTCTGTTATGATCACGACAAGCTATATGACAAGCACATAGACCATCTAGACTCATTGTACTGCTGGCATAAGTACGGTAGGTATACAAAGACCTATGGAATACCTTATCCAATGAATTTAGATTGCGAGAACATCCTTCAGTACTAGAGAGGGATACGGTGGGGGGATACCGTGGTTCATTTTCTAAATGAGAATATTTTTACCTCACTTTCAAACGGGTTTCCGAATTAAGAAATACCTCTACAAAAACCACTAAGATTTTAAGACAATAATGCTACACAAATGCATTGAATATTTAGAGGGAAATCGTAATTGGTTTCCCTTTATTATTTTAAAAATAAATCCAACTAATTTCTAGACACAATTCTCCGTGTATTCTGTAGGAAATTTAGACCAAATTTATAGCCACATTCCAAGGGATAATTCCACACATATCTGCTGGTAATCTCCACTAAATAATGAGATGTTTTTGCTAAGAATATCCTCAACAAATCACTCAGTTTTATTTCTTATTTATTTAAAATAATTATTTATTTTTTTTTAAAAATAATTTTTATTATAAAATATTTATTATAAATATTCAGACCAAATTGTAGACCAAATTCAGACCAAATTTTAGACCAAATTTATTATCAGATTTGGGTTTTGGCAGATGTTGATAACTAATATGTTATTGTTGAAAACTATTTTAAAATAATTTGTTATTGTTGTTTTTATTTATTATCACGTGCGCGCGTTCTTTTATATGTCATTGATTTATAAAGAGTTATCCACATTTAAAATATATTTCAATTGTGGAAAACTATTTGTTAATTGTTGGCTGCAATAGTTGCATATTAATTATGAAGTTAGTAGTCTTACATATGGAGCGCAACGAATGTTCCGAAATACTAACAAAATTAGCAAATACTAAAATTAATAGCATTATGAAAATTTCAAAAAAAAATCAAGAAATATTAAACTTTTTAAATTGTCGCGAAATAGAATCCCTTAATTATGAAGGTGTTGTTGGTGTATCTGTAGACTATTCTATTATTAACACCATCAATTATTGTGTTATTCAAGATGGCAAAATAATTGACTATTTAGAGACTAACGAAAAAATTGAAAACCTTTGGGAGGAATATATGTTTACCGAAGGACAGTATAATTAATTAACCTAAAAAATAATATTATGAGATATCCCATAAAAATACAAGACGTTTTAAAGAATGATATTCTTTTTAAGACGTTAACAAGCAATAAAGAATACTTAAAAGAGAACTTTTGCCGATTTGAGCGCAAATATTGCGCTGGTGATTATAACGATATTAGCGCATATGCATATTTTAAGAAAGATAAAATTGTATTTGTTGAATACGACGAAACATATGAAAAGAAAGGTATTTTAAAATGTGCTGAATATTCAGCAAAACCACTTAACTATTGATTAACCTAAAAAACAAGATTATGAATAATAAACAAAGAATATTCTATAAAGTAGTAGTTCAAAGGCCTTCTTGTGATATGATCGCCTATAGCTTAGAGGAAGCAAAAGAGTTGCAAAATAACATCGGAAACATTAATGACTCAATGAGTGATGATAATATAGCTTATTGGTTGAATGCAAAAGAAAAGTCAAAAATTGTAAAGGTAATTGAAACAATAAAAGAGATTTACTGATGATCGCTTAATGCGTGAAACGTGCTATTAATTTAGCACGTATAAATCAAATTTTAAACATAAATTTTATACACCATGAAAGATTTATTAATCACTTCAAACAAGATAGAAACCATTATTAATGTGGTTTGTTTTACCATCGGATGCACATTGATTGCAACGTTATGCGCTGCGCTCATTTACGGCATTCTAAACGGTTCATTATGATTTTGTACGTACTATTTGCGTTATTCATTGTAACGCTTGAAATCCTTGCAAGGCGTGAGGAAAAGAAAAATAAGAATTACTATAAGAAACCTAAAAAATAAACATCATGAAAGATTTATACGATAACAAGAAAGTAAAGAATTGTAGGCAAATAAAAGTTAAGTTCTTACCACCTACTAATACAACGGGCGCACGTATTAAAATATATGAACCGAAAAGGTGGATAACAGATGAAGAACAAAGAAAGTATTTTAGCTTTGATTATGCAATAGGGGCTATTGAAAAACAAGGATATAATATCTTAACTAAAAACGGATATAAAGTCATAGCTTATGGATGTGAGCTAAATCAATATGTTTTTCTTTGTGATGATTGGGGTCATCCATTCAAATCATTAAAAGACTTAAAATAAACATCATGAAAAGAGTAACATTTAAAATAAAGAATACTATTCACGTGTTCAGATACGGTAAGACTAGCAATACAAAAATAAGTGATCCAAAGAACGCAATAATGCAAAGCTTTACTTTCTCGGTTGATCAGCTTAGATACGTGACAAACAATTATATATTAAAGCGCTCAAATAGTATGCATGACTTCTTTGCGCTTGATAGTGCAAACTGCTTAGACTGCCCTTTCTCTTTTAATACATCGCGTAAAGTGGGTTTATGCTATACGCATAAGTTTAGCCAATACCGCGGCTTTATATCAATGCTTAAAAGCATAGCTAGAGAATTTAGCTCAGTGGGTCATATCAAAGAATACAACGAGGAACACAAGAAAGAAATCATAAAACTATCACTGAATAGATATGTTCGTTTCGGTTCGTATGGTGAACCGTCTTTACATCCGTTTGATTTGGTTGAAAGCGTTGCAATGGTTGCAAAGAATTGGACGGGATACACCCATCAATTTAGAAAGCGCAAAGAGTTTGCCCCTTACTTTATGGCATCAGTACACAATGACCAGCAAGCAAAGACCGCAAAGGATCTATATAATTATAGATCATTTATCAGCTATAATGGGGAATTGATTACTAAGGCAGTTCAATGCCCAGCTAGCAAAGAAGCTGGCTTCAAATCTGTTTGTTCTTTGTGTTCTCTTTGTAGTGGTAATAATGGAAAAGGGGTAAAGGATGTTAAAATAAATATTCATTAATGAGCGCCTTAACTGCTCTTTTAATATCATGCGCTTTATTAGGTTATTATCTTATTAGAACGACAACGGCAAAAGATAAAGACCACATCAAAGAAGATGATATAAAAGAAGAAACAAAAGAGATAATCAAGCCCATTGGATTAACCTTTCAATTTGAATTTATACCACAAAAAGACGGGTCTTTAATGGGTGTTAAATACATCAATAGCGCGCGCTTTGGCATGGTTAAAGTAACGGTTTATAAAGGTGTTCAATATTCAGATAACGGATTAAACTATATCGAAATAAAGAAAGGCACAAACGTTGTGTCATTGGATGAAATGACAGACAACGATTTAATATTAATATTCACATTAATTAAAAAAACATGAAACATTATATTAAGAATGCAAAGCAATGCTTTGTAGATGATAAATTAAAAATAGTATCTATATGCGATTGGGGATACAATAAAGTATTAGTTCAATCAATGGTAAAAAATTGGATGGCTGATCATCACCCGATTAACTCATTTATAATATCAAAGCCTTATTTAATTAGATTAGTTAACAACTATAAACCATGGATGATAAAGCAATTAAAAGATCAATTCATATTAAACTAAAAGACATGAAAGAATATAAGATAAAACACAAATCAAAGTATATGATCTATAGTCATGAAACATTATTTATAAAAGAATTTAATTCTTATGATGACTGCAAACATTGGGCGATTAATCACCTTGACCAATCGCATGAAATAATAATAAGAATTATTAAAGGATTAGTAAGAAATGATAAAATTATTATTTAAATAAATAAACAAGCAATTAATTAAGCTATCCTTTCGGATGGCTTTTTTTATGCCTATACGGGTGTTATCTATTATAAGCCTATATAAGGCATTTACTTTGTGTTTGATATGATCATACCATTAAAGTAATTGGATTGATTAGAACGCGTTTAAATAGCATTGATTAATTGATTGAGTTTGATTTGATTGAATTGGGTTTGTTTATTGGTTTGGTTTGGTTGTATTGATTAGTGTTTATTGTATTGGAGCAAACAGAAATATTCACAAAAGGATCATGAACAAACGACCAACCACTACCATATACCTTGTTATATAATATACATTATGTTAAGTTGGCAGCCTCTCCCCTACTATTACGGTGGTTAAGACGGCAATTAACCCATCTCACCCCTTAGGTATCACCATAAGCAGTTTTCTCTCAAATCGATTTCAATCTTCTCAACACCAAAATTTTTTTCATAAAATTTAAAGAATTTGTTTGCTTTCAAGAAGGTAAGTGATTATTTTTGTGAGATGCAAGAAAAATTAGACCAAATTAAGGAATTAGAGGGTTCTCTAACGGGAGAGATGTTTCACGATGCTGATATTCGATATAGGATTCATTCTATTCAGATGGAAGTTAATGGGACAAGTATTTGCTCTATTGATGATCCCGAGTGTGAGGCTTGTGGTAGCTAGTTAACTTGCTGATAACCAAATGATTATATAATGTATGAGGTTGCTATTACAGAAGAAGATTTAGTTAAGGCTAGAAGTCGTTATGATTTCATTAATCTTAATAACTCAATCACTAATGGTGCTAGTCAGTTATATGGGGCAATTGGTGAGGTGATGATTTTGAAGTTTTATAAGAATAGGCTTAGTAGTTTAACTGAAGACCAATTTAATTCTTTAATTGTCGATAAATCCAGCTATGATTGGGATTTGATTATAAATGATAAAACTATTGAGGTTAAAACTAAAAAAATTAACTTTCCTCCAAGAGAGGAGTATATTGTTAGCGTTGCTTGTTCAAATGCTAGTCAGAAGTGTGATTACTATTATTTTGCTATGGTGCATGATGATTGCACTAAAGGATGGCTATTGGGGTTTATGCGTAGAAAGGATTTCTTCAATAAGGCAACGCTATGTAAAAAAGGAAAGGTTGATCCTTTGAGTAAGGATAACAACTACATTGTAAAGGCTGATTGCTATAGTTTAAGAATAAGCGACATTACTACTAGAATCAAATAACATCATCGTATTCTTCTGTTTGGTTGTCTTTGGTTTCTCTATTTGTCTTAATATACAACTCACACCAATATTGAGCCTCTTCGTTGGTTCTCTTGAGGGTCTTATTGATTTTGTAGTTTACAAGGCAAAGAATTACCGTTGAGGTGAAGAAAATAACGCATAGGGATGTTAAGTAGGTTATCATTGGCTATTGCTCGTTTAATACTATTATTTCTGATTTAACTTTTTCCCAATAGTTTGTGTTGTCGTTTTGTTTTATAATTTCATTCACAACGACAATTGCTAGTGATTTAGAGCATTCTACATTTACTTTTGAAATTTTATGTATAATGTCTATTGCTTTTTGTTTTGGAGTTAGAATTTTCATATTAATATTTTGTATCTGCTGGTTCTTGTATTTTTTGGCATTTGCCACATTGTATATTATTTATGTTATTTAGTGACCCACATATAGAGCAAGACCAAATAATGTCTTCTTTTTTAGGTTTGGTTTCCATAAATAGCCATTCTTTTTTTATCATTGATTTTTTATTTCAAATATTTTCTTTTCAATTTCTTTTAGCTTTTGCTCCATACGAACAATTTTGACATTGTCGTATTCAATTTGCTTTATAATGCTTTTTTTCAGCACTTCTAATCCTTCTAATTTCATTTTAAAAATATTTTTAAAATTCTCTTTATAATATATTTTTTTCTAAAATTCATTATTTTTTTACAATATTCCCAATTGTTTAGTTTAATGGCTTTGTCTAACACTTTTGATGAAAAGTCCAACAATAGGTTTAGTAATGTGTATTTAAATTTATCTATCAATCCTCTCATGGTAAAACATAAATTCTTCGTCTAAATATGATAACAACTCAAAATTACTCAAAGTTGCAGCATATTCCATGTCAATATGGATTCTTGGATATTCCAGCGTAAAATCAAATAAAGGTGTGTCTGATTCAATTATGTATTTTTTCATAAGTCTACCTCCTCTTCTAAGCAATTGGGACAAATGTCACAAAAATCATGATCGTCTTCAGACATGGGTCTACCACACATTTCACAATAATTTTCCATTACGCTATTTCTTTAAATGTTGTATTGAACACTTTATTTTTAAAATCTATTCCATAAAAACCTCTTAGTTGTGAGAATCTATGTTCTTTAAATAAATTACTAAAATATTTGAAATACTTTATATCACCTCGTTCTATATCTTTTGTCATCCAATCAATTATTTCTTGTTTTAATTTAGGATGTTTAAAAAGGTATGCTTTTTTTTCTTTTGATAATTCACACCATTCTTCGTAATTGTAGCAAATTCTTTCTCCTTTTGAATTTACAATTAGTTGATGAGGCTTTAATTTATTTATTTTTTTCATTAAAGCATTATCTAGATTAACAAATTGCTTGATTTTTTTTATTATTTTATCTAAATCTGCATCTACCCACTCGTGACTTGCATTAAAATGCTTATGTATTTTTTTCTCTACTTCTCTAAAATGTTCTGTGTAAATACTAAACTCTATTTTATATCCTCTAAATGGACATCCCGTTTGCATATTAATACATCTTTGTTTGTCATCTTTTGATATTCCAACTTTATACCAACTATGAGTAGGATTACTAATTACATAAATATATTGTTTTTCTATTTTTTTCATGGTGTTTTTATGTTTGTTTATTCAAATAAACACAAAGAAATAATAAAAAGCAAATATTACTTTCATTACTTTAATTTTTTCTCTTTAAAGGAAAGGATATTTCTTTAAGTATCATAATACAACTAGATTAATAGATTGGAAATAAGGATGGTAATAAAAAACAAATCAACCCCCTACCCCCTAGAAGAGAATTGATCTGTTTAGTTACTACCGTAATACAACTGAGTTAACGAGTTATCAATTAAGTGTGGCTAGTTAGCGGTAACAAATCGTCAAAGACCTACTAACTATTTAAAATAAATATATCTTCTTAGTTTTCAAAAAGAATTATGTTTTTAGAAATCTACCGCTTACATCTATGAAGTAAGTAAAGTAGTAACCTCTTTTATTTTAGGAAAAAGAGAACATAAAAAAAACCCTAGCCCCTCTACTAAAGACTAAGGTTTTAAAGACTAGTTAGCTCATTTCTAGTTTTCTTTAAATATCTTTCAGTAGAGTAGTATTTTATTGTGAGCAATGCAAATATACGAAATAAAACTATAATAACTAACATTATTAACAGAAATATCAATAGAACTATTACTATGAGGGAGGGTTAGAGGGGGGGTACTAGGGGGGGTTAACTTATGCTTTTATAAGGACTATTACTTTCACTAGAACTGTTGCTATTACTGTTACTATTACTATAAGCCTTGCGTAAGCCTTGAGTAAGCCTTAAAATATTACTTTCATTACTTTCAGATTGATTTTGAAAGCTTTGAAAGCTAGTATTTGTATAGTAGAAACAAATAGTGGTTATATTTGCGCTATGCCAAAGGATGAAACATACTACAAAGGAAAGGGCAATACAAATGCCTCGGTAACTACGCAATTGAATAAGAATAAGATATTAGAGGCTATGCAAGATGAATATGGAGCAATTCAGCATTCATGTGATCGTGCTGGTGTCTGTGTCGCAACTTATAGGAACTATTACAACAATGATGAAGAGTTTAGGGCAAAAGCAGATGCCATTAGAGCAGTAGTGAAAGAAAAGGTTGCTAATAGCTTAATTCGTAAAGCAATTGAAAAAGATGATACGTTAAGCCAAATATTCTTTTTAAAGACACAAGCTGGTTGGGTAGAAAAACGACAAGTGGAGATAACTCAAAAGAGGGAATTGATACAGATTGTTCCAGCAGATAAATTTCAAATAGAAGAGGCAGAAGTAGTCGATGGAGATACAAGCGAATAAGCAATTCTATCAATGTGTAGAAAGTGTAGGTAAAAGATTTGTAATCCACAATGGTGGAACAAGATCGGGCAAGACATATGCCATATTACAATATCTTATTTACAAAGCACTAAATACAGACCCAAAGGAAGCCTTAAATTTTACTATAGTGAGGAAATTTCTCCCTTCACTAAAAGATAGTGGGTATAGCGACTTTTTTGAGATACTTAATTCGTGGAATTACTACCTCGAAAGTAACCATAACAAGACTGATCTAAAATACGTACTTAATGGGCATACATTTAAGTTTCTAGCTACGGGAGACCAACCCGAAAGATTGCGTTCAATGAAGAGGGATATTCTTTACATAATAGAATGTCAAGAGTTAAGTAAAGAAGAGATGCGCCAGCTAAATTACAGAACAACAACACAAGTCTTTATGTGCTA